ATAGTTAAGAACTAAGATACCAATTAAAATATACATAAGTAATGGTCTCCAAGAACTTGCAAACCAACCTGCTTTAGCTTCTGCTTCAATAATTCTTGCAGATGCTTTTAATTCTTCTGTACCAGAAATAAAAAGTTGCATATTTAAGTCAGCTTTTAACTTCTCTTGTAAATCTTTATCAGGAATAGATTTCTCTATTGATTTAAAGACTGTGTTAAGAAGTGGTGCGAAAGCACCTAAAGCTGGAAGCATATTAATCTACTGCGATTATAGAAATAGAACCTGCCGCAGAATTGCCAATGAAAGCTACTTTTTCACCAGATTTAAAAGCAAAAAATTCTACAGAATTTGTTGGCATAAAAAAACTTGTAGTTACAGAAGCAGTTGGTGTTGCACCAAAAGCTAAGTGAACGTGGTTTCCTTGTGTTGATATTCTTATAATTCCTGAACCAGTAACTATTGCTGAACTAGCTTGGCTAGAAGTTGTAATACTAGCTACATAAGCTGAATTATCTGAGTCTATTGTTGTTATTGGGTATGTTTGCATAATGTTCCTTAAATGTTCATTTTTATAGTGTTTAAACCCTCAAATTACCCCTATTTTTTAACAATTAGAGTTCTTATGGGATTATACTCGTTTTTAAAGCCACAATGCCTTAAAAGCAGGTTTAAATGATATTACTTACTTTTAGTTGTATCTATAAGTAATTCTATGTAATGTTTTGCCTTTTCAAGATCAGCAATACCACCTTTATCCTTAAACCTTAAAATATACTTTATGATATTTCCTTCTACAAATCCAATATTATTTTTGATGATAAACTCAACTGGTTGAATCTTGTATTTAAGGTAGTGATTTCCACCAACTTGTTTTTTAGATGACTTCATAGACTGTTCTTCCATTAGCAGTATAAGCTTTTAAATACATCTTACGATTTCCTGAAGTTTTATAAGAACAATGTACCCAACCAGAATTAGGTTGTTCAGGTTTCCAAAACTCTAAAATACATTGGTCAAAATCTAAATGATTAACTATCCAATCAGAAACTTCTTTATTAGGTATTCCAAGTATTTCAAAATCTACTGCCATTCCAAATGTATGTTGTGATGTAGGTTTGCTTCCAATAGCTTGGCATAAAGCAGGAGAACGATAACCAGAAGTTATTACAATTTGACTATCAAAATTATTGCTTACAGGTTCAAGAATAAATTGTACTACATTTTGTAAGTTAATAAGAATCTCATCTGTTGGAGTGTTGTCTATTCCAAGTCTAATTGCTGTGTCTGAGTAAGTAAGTTCTTTTATAGAAAAACTTTGAGTCATTAGATGTAGATATTGTTATCCCAATCTCCGTTACGTTTCAAATACATTGGTGTTAAAGAAGGCATACCATTAGTTATTAATCCACAAGATAGAATTGGTTTCTTTAAGTTAAGTCTCATATAATTCATAGCAAGTGCATCTTTATTAATTAAGCAACCAACAGTCATTCCAAAGTTTAAATGAAAATCGTTTCCATGAAATCTTACTTCTGAGATTGTATGATAATGTCCCTGAACAACTGATAAAGCATATTGAGCAACTGCTTTAGAAACATCAGGTGAGAATTGATGACCAAATAATATTCTACCTTTGCCTGTGTCTATAAAATGCTTTTCTTTCCAGTTCCAACCATTACCAACTTCTAATATTTGATTGTACGACTTTATAAAAGACTTAGTCATTCCTTTTGCCATAGCACGTCTTAAAACCATAGAACCATGATTTGATTCTAGCAAAGTCATTTGTGGGAATAGTTTATGAAGTCTATGTATTTCTTTTTTACCAAGTTCTAATTCATCTTTAGGAGATGGAAGATCTGGGTCTATTGTGTGTGAAACATTTATAGAATGAAAATCCATTTCATCACCAATATTAACTACTGTATCTGGTTTATATTTAGCTTTAAGTTTTGTAAGAAATCCATGCCAGTCTTTATGAGCAAATGGAAAGTGTAAATCCGATATGACTAATATTCGCTTATTTTTCATATACCTTTCCTGTTAGTTGTATTTGTATTACTTAGCAAGGAATAAAGTTAATAATGCCATGCTTAAAGTACCTAGTGCAATAAAGATTGACCAGAATAGCTTTTCTAAACGTCTCTCAAGTTTATATACTGAACAAGACAATATTTTGATTGAATTTTTAATGCCTGTAATATGCCCCTTTAAACTGATTAATTCTTCGTTTGTAGTTCGTGCCATATATACCCAAATAATGGTATTTGTTTGTTATCTAGCTAAAGGATTTGAACTAGATGCTCTAAGTTCTTTTATTTGAACTTTAAGCAATTCAATTTCTTTTTGTGCGATAGCTAAATCTTGTTTAATCTGTCCAGCTTTAGAAGGGTCAATAGAATCAATCTTTGACATGATTTCTCCGTACTTAATAAAGCCACCACCAATAACACCTATAATAGTTACTGTTGCTATAATTTCTTTTAAGTTATCTCTAATCTTTGTAAGCATTTATCCTCTTTTACCTTTTAACAATTCTAGTTGAATAATGATCTCGTTTTGTTCTTCTTGTATATCATTTAATATTTTTTGTCTAGCTACCAGAGGGTCTTTGGATATGTAAGTGTTTAGATTAACATTTTGATAAACTGGTTCTTGTGCCAAAGTATATTGCATAAAGAAATCAGGATTAGGAACTCCCACCATTTGTCTTTGTTGATAAAATGGTTTAGATTCATAAACAGTTAAACTAGGTTGATTTACTTTTAATGCGTCAATTTTTATCTCTTGTACTGATTTTACTTTTATTTCTCCTACTTTTACTTCCGTTCCTATTTTATTCTCTGTTAGTTTTGTTTTTACTTCCTGTTGTGTGGGTGTTGCAGTTTGTTTTTCTTCGGTTACTGAAGTCTTAGTTTCCTTAGAAGTTTCTTTAGTTTCTTCCTTAGCAACTTCTTTAGGTGTTTCTTTAACAGCTTCTTTTGTTTCTTCTTTAACTGTTTCTTTTGGAGATTCTTTTATTATTTCTTTTGGTGGTTCAATTTGCTGTTCTACAATTTTCTTTTCTTCTACTGTTTGTTGAACAACTACTGGACTTTCAATTATCTCAACTACTGGAGTTATTACTGGAGTTGCAATCTGTACTGGTTCTATAAATTTAATCTCTTGAACTACTGGTGTTATGATTGGTGCAATAACAACAGGTGGAGTTGGATTTGTTACATAAGTAATACTTAGTGTAGGATTTTTTAAATCGGCAGAATAATGATATGGAGAATTTGTAGATTCATAAAAAGAAAACTTACTTGTTATATTAAAATTATCTTGTGTGTTTTTATCTACGATTGCTATGTTAGTGTAAGTATTAAAGTAACCTGTATTATAAAATATAATTCTATTTTGTGTTGTTACTCCACCACTAGCATCTGTTAATATTTGTGTCATAGTAACATTTTGATTTGGATTGCCAGACCAAAACCAAACATCTACACCTTGCGTAGAAGTAAACCCTTCATTAATTTGTGCTTTAGATAAACCTACATTAGTTAATGAGATCGTATTCTGAATAGACCGACCACTTACTCCAGCAATAGTTTCGTTGCCATGAGTAGATGATAAGTTAGTTCCACTCCAACCATTAATAGTTGTAAATACTTTTGGTGTTAAGTTTGTAGTTGTTGTAGTTTGAGAGTATGCTGTACTAAAGAATAATAAGCTACTTAGTATTAGTTTTAGCTTCATCTTCTTTTTTCTTATCTTCTATAATTCTTAATTTCTCAACGTATAAATTATAATCTGGTCTTAGCTTATCGTATTTTAACCATTGTGCAGTTGCATCAGCACCAATCTTACCTTCAAATGGACATGGTGTTCCTGAGTTCTCCATAGCATGAAATACTCTTGGGTCTTGGCATAAAATAGAAACAGAAGCTACTTTCATTCCTAGATCATTTAATACTTTAGATAGTTTAATTCTTTCGCAGTTTTCGTCTTTACTATAACTGCCACCAGATATACCAACTCCAAATGTAGATACCCCACCTGAATAACCAACTACACATAAGTCTTGAGAATAAGCAGACATAGAAGGTGCAGTAGCCATAGAAGCAACTCTTGTATCTCCTGAGTATGCGTTGTTAGTAGAATTAGTTGTAGTGTTTACAGAAGAACCAGACTCGTAAGTTGAACTAGATGAAGAAGTATAACCACCAGATATTGATGTATTAGAACCAGAAGTATTGTTTTGTGTAGTCTGCGAACTAGCTGAGAAGCTAAGAGTTAGAATGAATCCTATAAATAGGTATATGATATGTTTTGGCATAATATTTATGCCTTCCAACTATAAGTTGTTTATCAAATACCTATCTAAAGATAAAGTTATTTCTTGTAGAATTTTTCTACTGAATCTGCGTAGTTCTTCCAAAAGCTTTTAGCATCTTCAAAAGCATCTGCGTAGAACTTAGTAAAGTAGTTCTTAAAGTCTGAATAGTTTAGCATTATTATCTCCGTTTGTTATTGCCAACATATAATGTTGCAACCCACGAAGTTCAAGACTACTTGATGTTTAAATGTATCTTAATTGATTCTATGAAGTCGTTTATAGCTGGTTCAAACTTCCAACCAAGATAAACTCCTAAGATAGTTCCAAGTATAAATGTTATCATATTTTTTTAATTACTTCTTCTAATGATTCTAAAACTTCCCAACCAGTAGTACCATTATGAAGTATTGTTGTATTTTTAGTTGTGCTAAAAATAGATGTTATATTGTTGATGTTTAGGTAGATAGCTTTTCCTTTTAAATCAGGATTTTCAGCAAGATTAGTGAATCCAATAAACTTATCAGATTTATTATCTAGTTTTAATTTAGTGATTTTTTGTTTTTCTAACTTAATTACTTTTGACATATACCTTCCTTTTTAAAATTATTCTACTAAATCCCAAGCTAAAGTCAATTCGTTCCAAATGTATAATTCGCCATCAGTAGGATAAGCAACTGGTGATTCCCAAATACAAGTATCTTCATTTAATATCCAAGAGTTAAAAGGTTTTGGTGGAATAAAAGCATCTTTTGTTTCGTCATAAGTATATCCTACACCTGCATAATTTTTTCTAAATGGAGTTTTTCCTAAACTATGAATACCACCATGAGTATTATAAGAAGTTCTTTTACAAAGTTGTCCCCTGAACGAACCATATTGTTGTTCCCAATTAAAATTGCTTTCGTCTTTACCAACGATTACTTCTGTAACTATATTGTTTTCATCTAAAAATGCGTAATATGCCATAATAATATTTAACTAAATTGTATATTTCCTGTTCCAGCAGTAAACGTAGTTATTTTAAATCCACCTGCTGAAGAAGTGCTAAAAGTTAATCCTCCACCTGTATTAGAAACTGTAAAAGAATCTAAATATTTAATTATAACAACACCTGATCCACCAGAACCATAAGTTCCTGAAGCATCAAATCTATGTTGACCACCTCCTCCACCACCTGTATTAGCAGTTCCACTTGTGTTAAGTATTACGTTTGCTTGATTACCATCAGTTCCTCCACCACTTCCTCCTCCTCCAGTACCAACTGCACCAACAGTATATGAACTTGAATTATTTGCATTTACAAATGCTCCACCTCCACCACCTCCGCCTCTTGTTACAGAAGAACCAGTTATTGAAGAAGCCAAACCATTTCCACCTTTTCCTGCAACTGAGCCAGAGCCATTACTTCCGACAGCACTAGCACCTCCTCCTCCACTTGACATATAATTTGGAAATGAAAAATATGAAGTACCACCAGCATAACCTTGATTGGCAGTTCCTGAACCACCAGCATTTCCATTTGTTTCACCAGAAGCACCTCCTCCTGAACCACCATTATCACCTGTTCTAACATTTATTGAACCACCTCCTCCTCCACCTGTTGAGGTAATTGTACTAAATACTGAATTACTACCACTAGCACCTTTAGCAGAAGAACTAGTTGAAGAAGCACCTCCTGCACCTACTGTAACAGTATAATTTGTGCCAGTTGTTAAAGTTAAAGAACTTTCATTAGAAGCACCACCTCCTGAGCTTTCACCAGAAACAGAATTTCTATATCCACCAGCACCACCACCTCCAGCACCATTAGCACCACCACCACCACCACCTGCTATTACTAAATAATTTACTGTTATTGAAATTGCATCTAAAGATTGCGAACCATAATTAACACCAGATGAAGAAACCCAACCCTGTGTAGAATCTACATAAGTTATAGTTACAGCTTCTCTATTTGTAGTTAAAGCTTTATCAGAAGCGACACCCTCAATTTTATTGCCGTTAGCACCTAGTATAATATTGTTTGTAGCAAAAGTTCCTGCGTAATCTACTAATATAATTGTATCTCCAATACTTGGTGATGCAGGTAAAGTTACTTTAAATGCAGATGAAGTTGTATTTAAAGGATAACCTTTACCAGCAGATGCTGTAAATCCTGTTGTCTGAACTGATTGCCAAGATGTACCAGCAGAGGCAAAACTTAAAACACCTGAACCATTTGTTACTAATGCTTGACCAGAAGCACCATCAATAGATGGTAATGTAAATGTTAAATCAGCAGATAAAGAAGCTGGTGCTTTTAATGCTACATAGTTAGTTCCATTAGCTGTTGTTTCTCTAAAACGAATTTCTTTTTGATTGTCTATAATTAAATTTACTGTTGTTGTATTTACTGAATCTGAAAGTGTTAAAACTGTTCCTGTTGCAGTTGTAGATAGTCCAGTAATTGAAACTGTACTGTCTAACCAGTTTACTGTGTTAGCTGTATGGTCAATAGTTGCTAAAGATATATCATCAGCACCATCATAATATTTTAAGGTAGGTGTAGTTGCAGAAGTTGTGTCTAACCACAGCTGACCAGCTACTGCACCTGTTGGTCTTGATGTTCCTGAATTTGTTGTTTGAATTGCTGATAGTGCGTTATTAATATCTGTTCTTACTGCTGGGAATGTAGCATTAGAAATAATATAATCGTGTTGTGCCATAATCTATCTAGTAACCTTTAGCTATATAATCAAAACTTTTTGATATTCCAGTCCCAGAACTATTTTTAAAAGCTACGTTAAATCCTGTTGTGGATTTAGATGTTAGCAAGAAATAGTCTCCTGTTGCCATTCCTTGTGCTGTAATACCAACTGCATAATTAGCAGAATAAAAAGGTAAAGTAAAGGTAACTGACTTTGTTCCAGTTCCTGAAACAATATCATTACCACTAAATATTCTATCTGGCATATCAACTGTTACAGATAAAGCAGTAACAACTGGAGTTGAAACACCATCTAATGAGTTTAATCTCATTCTAAATTTATAATATCTAGCTGTATAATCACCAACAACAAAGTTTCTAAATGAAGTATATGTTACATTATCGTCAGATGTTGAAATTTCTAAATGAGAATTTGTATAAGCTGATGCGTTTCCATCAAATGAACCTGTCGCATCATCAAAAAGTGTGAATCCTCTACCACTATCAAACAGTTCTGTTGGATCTTCTGCATATTGAGTAATTGAAGCTGTTATTCTTGATGTGTATGTTGCACCTAAATTTATTGGTGATGAAAATAAATAAATACCTTCACTAGCTAATGATGTAAGTCTTAATGCACCACTAGACAAAGTTAAATTAGTTTTTGTTCCTGAAAATGTAGGAGATTCAGTTTGTGTTGTTATTGCATTAAAATTACCAACAGCTAATAAACTTGTTGATATAACTGCTTCATTAACAGATAAATTACCAGCTTTATCTATTGCTTTGATTAAATATGAACCAACTCTAGCTGGAACTGTTACAGTCGTTGCTGGTCTTGCAACTTTTTCAACTAAAGAAACTGAGTTAATCCAAGTAGCACCAGTTGTTAGTGTTGAATATCTAATAGCATAATAAGCTAAATCTAAATCAGGTATTTGCTTCCAAGACAAATGAGCATCTTGTCCAACAATATTACAAGCAAAATCTTCAACATCACTTGGTAAAGCTGTTCCACCAATAATAGTTCTTGATGCAGAAGTATAAGTAGAAGAAACTCCTAATGTATTAAATGCTTTAACTCTTACGTTATATGTATCTCCGTCTATTACATTTAGTATTCTTTGATTTAATCCTTTTCCTTGACCAGTTATAATATAATCAGTTTCATCAGATCGTTTATATTCAACTTGATAGTAGTCTACAAAACTATCTGGTGATGCACCAATGGTTACATCTAAAGCAGTAATAACAACTCCGTCTGAATATTCAATTAATTGATCGTCTAATGTAACTGAAGCTGGTGCAGATACAGAATTAGGATTTGGTAATGTTGTATCAGCTATTGTAGATGCTTGTTTTTTAGAACTCCAAGTATAGAAGTTATCTTGATGTTCAATAAGTTTTAATGAAACTGTAGAATCTGTATTTATACTTAATCCATAAACTCTAAATAGTTTAGAACTAAATCCACCTGTTGTGTAAGTAAGATCAACTAAATCTCCAATAGTTAAATTTAATGCTTCTGAAGTTACCATTACTTCTACAGCTAAAGCATTTCTTGATCTTCTTAAAATAATCTCGCAAAGTTCTTCTGCTTGGTATGGGTTTGATATTCCTTGAAAGCTAAAATTAGCTTCTAAGTTAGTTCCATTATCTTCAGCTAATAAAGTTGCGTATCTATCTCCAACAGGTAAACCAGAATCATCAGCAGGTGGGAATGATACTGTATCTTCTTGCCATTCTTTTTCAGGATTAACAAATGTACCTATTACTCGGTTATATTTGCTATTCTTTTTCTCACCAAATATTTTAATACCACCAATAATATTATCTTTGTTTAAACTTAATTGAGATGAACCAGTATTTTCAATAATTAAAAAATACTTACCTTGTGTATAGGTAAATATTGCTCTCATTGGGTTTAACAGTTCTCTTACATTATCTATAAGTTTTTGTTCAGTATCTAAAACTATATTTGTTTCAAATAAGTTAATATCTGATACTGCACCAGAATAAGGTGTTACTTGAGTATCGCATAAATTTGCTGAAGTTTTAAATGAATCATAATTAGTTTCAAATGAAGAATTAGGTAAAGCTTTTCCATATCTGCTATTTCTTAAATAATCTAAAAGACACAAAGCTGAGTTAGCAGAATAAGTCCAAGTAGAAGTTGTATCTTCTCTATGTGAACCAGAACCACCTTTAGTTGAATCTAATCTTGGGTCATATATTTTTTTACCTTTAAGAACTACTTTGACTTCAGGTAATGAATTAAAAGCATCTTGATTCCATTTGAATTTAAAAGCAAGATAAGCAACACCAGATAGTTTATGATTAGAACCCCAGTTAGTTGATTCATCTAATAAGCTAGAAACAGATTGATTATCTAATCCGTAAAAAGATTGTACTGATATTAAACTTTCGCCTTTATAATAATTAGTGTCTGAACTGTTTACTGTTCTTACAGTACCATCAGTTAAAGCACCTGACCAAGTTACTAATTTGTCATTAACATAAATTTCTTCAATAGATTCAATTCCATTACCACCACCTTCACAAAGAACTCCTGCCATGTAAAGATATGTATTATCTGTTCCTGAACTCTCTACAAATACTCTTGATACACCAACTTGTCTTTTACCATAGACAACTGGAATAGCTGTATTGTTAGAAGCTTTATTAACTAATATACCTTGTGCAGTTTCTTGTTGTTGCACATTTCTTTTTGGTGGTTCAGGTTTTAACACCCAAGATATAGCTGTAGTAACAACTAATTGAACGACTGCTGATGTGATTGGATCAAAACCCATTAAACGTGAAACTCCCTTTTAAATTTCATAGATCGTCTATAGATAGTTGAGTCATCAGCTATCCTTAACCATTTCAAAGGTTGATCTACTTCTAGTAAATTTCTAAAGTATTCTTTAGTCCAATTCATAATTTCTCTTAAATGACTTTTAGCAACTGTTTCAATATGCCAAATATTGTTTCCTGACTTCCATTCATTAGCTTTTAGTTTACCAGTTGTCATAAATCTTTTTTCTACTTCATCACTTAAATATGCCCAGTTAGTAAAACCAACATCTTGACCATTAACTCTATGAATTTGGTATTGATCTAAATTAATAGATGGTGTTATTGCATTTACTAAATCTTGGTATTTCATTTTATCGTATCTTGGGAATTGCCTATACAAATGTATAACTCTATATAAATCAGTTAAGCTTTGCCCCATTTAATATCCTTTGCTGTTTGTGAAGCATAATCAAATCCTAGATCAGTTGGAAAATGTAATGCTTGTGAGTTTGTATTTGTTTTTCTTCCTTTAATTTTATCAAAATCTGCCCAGTGTGAAGCAATAGAAATACTTACCACTGAATTTGTATCATCTTCTTCAATGCTTAAATTTTCTATTCTTCCATCAAATAAAAGAAATGGATAATTAATTAATGCTTGGTTCTCATCTAAAAAACCTCTATATACCCATGCTCTCTTATCCATATAATCATTGTTAAGAAATAATGAGATAATAGTTTGATCTGCACCACCAAATTTAACTACTAAGTTACTTACTGAT